TCTAGTTTTTTTGATCTTCATAGCTTTTTAAAGTCAGTACATCAAGAGTGCTATCAGGCACTTGACCGTATTGTAGTCGTACACGGTGATGCTGATGTATACGATTACACAGATGCACCTGGACAAAACATTGTGCAACTACAAAAGTATGCAAGAGAAATTGATATCTCAAATTGTTTTATTGTAGTTGTGTCCGGCGATCCTATCATCAGCCAAGGACTCAAACAAGCCCGGGATGCGTATGCGCCTGGAGACACGGTAATTGATAGCATTTGTGTCGACACAGAATTTACCAAACAAACATCACCGGTACAGGATACATTTTGCATTCTACCCTGGATGCACTTGTATGTTGGCCCCGATGGCAAGGTGTTGCCTTGTTGCGTAGCCGATCAACGGCTGCCGCTTGGTGATATCAAAAAAGATTCTATATCGTCGATCATGAACGGTCCGGCAGCTCAGATATTGCGCAGTAACATGCTCAACGGACTGCGTAGCCCAGAATGTGAGTTTTGCTACAACAGAGAAAGTCATGGCCTGCCCAGTCTTCGGATTGGACATAATAAAAAATATGGACATCTCAAAGATCCCTCTGCATCTGCTATAGTTGACAACTTTAACCCGGTTTTTCTTGATGTCCGCTTAAACAACATATGTAACTTGAAATGTAGAATGTGCAGCAGTTACTACAGTAGTTCAATTGCGCAAGAAGAGTTAGAGGTATTCGGCAAGTCTGTTGTTAGAAACACACCAATGATCAACCAGCAACGGCGGCAGTATCTACAGGACATTCTAACATACATACCGTCAGTTAATCACATTTATTTTGCCGGTGGGGAGCCTTTGTTAGCACCCGAGCATTATCAGATCATCGATTCGGTGCTTGAACAAAATAAAAACGAAGTCTCTCTCTCGTACAATACAAATCTTACTACATTAAAGTTTCGAAATAGAAATGTGCTCGATATTTGGAAAAACTTTAAACAAATTAGTTTAGGGGTAAGTATTGATGCCGAAGGCGCTGTAGCCGAATATGTCCGCCATGGGTGCGAATGGAAAACAGTAGAGTCAAATTTATTTGCAGTTAAAACACACTGCCCACACATACAAATAAACATTGCATCAACTTTAGGTTTTATGAATGTCGCTAGCCTAATTGCGTTGCAGCAACGGTGGTATCAGCAAGGTATTGTACTATTGTCCCAATTTTCTGTCAGTCTGATGACTTCCCCTGCCCATCTAACTGTTAGAGTGTTACCTGTTCATCATAAGCAGCGGCTTGAACAAGCTATCCAGTCTCATATCAAGTGGTGCAACGGCATAGACCAAAGTTTAAGTGCACAGTGGCAAAGTGTAATTGAATACATGTGGAGTCAGGATGATAGTCATCACTTATCTGAATTCCGTAGACTAAGCAGTATCCTAGATCAGCATCGCAATGAAAGTTTTGCTAATGTGTTTCCTGAATTTAACGACTTGATGCATGACTAATGTTTGTATTTTAGGCATGCCGGGGCTGTATCAAAATTGGTTAATGTCAGCATTAGACCCATCTAGCGAGTGCATAGAATCAAGTGACAGCAATTTTTTATCAAAATCAAAAACGTTGCATTGGGTTAGAAAGTTTGATAATAACGTCGAGAATGTACGCCAAAAGTACCCAATTATTATCAACACCTATGTACGGGATGAAAACTTTGTATGGTACCTTTATAACTTTTTGGAAAAAACTGATGGAGTCGGAATCAAAGTCGATGACCTAGCCAACGACTTGTTTACTAAGGCTCCTGGCACTATTGCGTTTAGTTTCATGTTTGATCATTTTGTAGATTCGTATAATATTACTACCGAAACTGCACACGAAGTGATCAATAATAGCCTAGTTGAGTATTTTTACTTTTTGTTAATGGATAGAAATTCCGAGTTCAAAATTAAATCATCTCGCACAGAATCCTCTGCAATTAACATTGAATTTGATACCTTTGCTGATTACAATGCACTAACCAATCTGCTAGTGAAAGTACCCGGGGTTGATGCTATCCACTTTCAAAATATGTACAATTGGTTAGTGGCTCGTAATCACACGTATTTGAACAAGAAGCAACAGTTTAGAGAAAAAATAGCCAATCATCAAAATCTTGATTTGTTAGAACTTGCGTATGTTGGCTATTTGGTAAGCAACCACACCAATACCATGTTAGACTGGTATAATGTAGATACCAGAAATTCCGCTGTCCAAACTCATAGACAACTTCTGCTTGACAGTGTATAATTAACAACAATGATTCATATCCGCGACCTTACTGTTAAGAACTTCATGAGCGTGGGCAACGCCACGCAAGCCATCAATTTTGATCGGCAAGACCTCACTCTGGTCTTAGGCGAGAACTTAGATATGGGAGGAGACGGAAGTCGTAACGGCACCGGAAAAACCACAATCATCAACGCACTAAGCTATGCGTTGTACGGGCATGCACTGACCAGTATCAAGAAGGACAATCTAATCAACAAGACTAACGGCAAAAATATGCTGGTCAGTCTTGATTTTTCAGTTAACGGCAAAGATTACCGTGTGGAACGCGGCCGCAAGCCTAATCTTCTCAAATTCTATATCAATCGAGAAGAGAAGGCAGCCGAAGACACTAGCCAAGGCGATAGCCGAGAAACACAAGACGAGATCGAATCTGTACTAGCCATGAGCCACGATATGTTTCGGCATGTGCTTGCTCTTAATACATATACTGAACCGTTCCTAAGTCTTAAAGCTAATGAACAGCGTGTAATTATCGAGCAACTGTTGGGCATTACGTTGTTGAGCGAGCGGGCCGACAAAATCAAAGAGCTTAGTCGAGCAACCAAAGACAGCATTTCACAAGAAGAAATGCGTATCCGGGCTGTGCAAGAAGCCAATAAGCGGATCGAAGAGCAGATTGAAAGCTTGAAAAAACGCCAGACACTTTGGCTGAACAAACAAAGAGAAGATTGCGCAAAGTTAACTTCGGCAATTGAAAGTCTAGAGACAATCAACATCGAAGTCGAAGTGCAGTCACATCGAGATCTTGAAAGCTATCATGCTCGAAAGAAGTCTATTGACGACTGTAATCTCTGGATCAAAAGTATCACCGCTAGCGTTGCCAAACAGGAGAAAGTACTTGTTCAACTTAAAAAAGAGATTGCCTCCCTGGAAGACCATAAATGTTACGCCTGCAGACAGGGTATACACGATACTACACAGGGAGACATACGAAGAGCTAAACAGAACTCTTTGGATGACGCTAGTGCACAGGTTAGCATCTTGGTGTCTCAACTCAAGGAATATTCGGATGCAATCACTGAACTTGGAGCCCTTGGCGCTGCGCCCAAGGTGTTTTATGACACGTTGGAACAAGCTCTAGACCACCGTAATAGTCTCGATACACTCCGCAAGGATCTCTCTAATCGCAGTAGCGATGCTGACCCGTATGGTGAACAAATTGATGACATGCAGGGCAAGGCCCTGCATGTCATCGACTACGTGGTGCTGAATGAACTAACACGCCTGCAGGAGCATCAGGACTTCCTGCTCAAACTGCTAACAAACAAAGACAGCTTTATACGCAAGAAAATTATACAGCAGAATCTAAGCTACTTGAATTCCCGCTTGACATACTATCTTGACAAGATTGGGCTGCCACATCAGGTTGTATTCCAAAACGATCTCACAGTCGAAATTACTGACTTAGGGCGGGATCTGGATTTTGATAACTTGAGTCGAGGAGAACGCAACCGGCTGATCCTATCAATGTCCTGGGCATTTAGAGATGTGTATGAAAGCTTGTTCAACACCATCAACCTGTTGTTTGTAGACGAGCTAGTGGATTCGGGCATGGACTCGATTGGTGTAGAGAACTCCTTGGCTATCATGAAGAAGATGGCGCGCGATGGTGGCAAGTCTGTATGGCTTGTGAGTCATCGTGATGAACTGGTAGGCCGGGTCAACAACATACTCAAGGTCACCAAAGAAGCAGGCTTTACTAGCTACAACACAGACGTTGATCTTGAGTAATATTCAATTTTATCAATCTATACTTTAAGGCATAACTACTCAGCAAGGATAAATCACGCACATGACATGGCTGTATCAAGACACCCCAGTTGAGACACTGCCTGAAGAATGTGTAGGATTTGTCTACTTAATCACAAATAATCTCTCTGGCCGCAAATACATAGGCAAAAAATTAGCAAAATTTAGTAAAACGACATATAAAACAGTCAAACAAAAAAACGGCATCAAGAAGCGGAAGAAGATACGATCGAAAGTCGATTCAGACTGGAAAGAGTACTATGGGTCAAGCCCAGAATTAACTGCTGACATAATCACACTAGGCACCGAAAATTTCTCCAGAGAAATACTTTTT